GACTTCATGGTCATTAACGGTTCTGATGAATCTGGTATCGACACCTTTCGTACCAAGATTAAAAACTATGCTTCGTCTATGTCATTATCTGGTGGTCGTAAGGTCATCATTATTGACGAAGCAGACTATCTAAATCCAAACTCAACACAACCTGCGTTGCGTAATGCAATTGAAGAATTTGCAGTTAACTGCTCTTTCATCTTTACTTGTAATTACAAAACTCGCATCATTGAACCATTACATAGTCGTTGTGCGGTTATTGACTTCTCTTTGAAGAACAATGAAAAGGCACAGATGGCCGGTGGGTTCTTTAAGAGAGTCCAATCAATTTTGCAAAGTGAAAATGTTGAGTATGATGACAAGGTAATTGCAGAGTTAATTAAGAAACACTTTCCAGACAATCGCCGTATTCTAAATGAACTACAACGATACTCACAGTTTGGTAAGATTGATACTGGTGTTCTCGCACAGATTGGCAATGTCCAACTGAATGAAATCACCAAACATATCAAAGAAAAAGACTTTACTGCAATTCGTAAATGGGTCGCATCTACTGATTTGGATACTAATACAATGTTCCGTCAGTTGTATGATTCTCTGTATGACTTTATGAAACCACAATCAATCCCACAAGCAGTGGTGATTATTGCTGACTATCAATACAAGAACGCCTTTGTTGCTGATACAGAAATTAACCTTGTTGCATGTTTGACCGAACTAATGGTAGAATGTGAGTTCGTATGATTTTAGATTTATTTCGACCAACCTTTGAATGGATTAAAGATGATTGGAAAAGTGATAGAGTTCGGTTCATTGTTGAAGTATTGGCTTGGGCAATCTCAGTTGGTTGTAGCATCACTATGGCTACAACTGTCCCCAATCCGCCTCTTCTTACTTTATATCCTATTTGGATTTCTGGTTGTGCCATGTATGCTTGGGCTAGTTATACTAGGAAATCATTTGGCATGTTGGCTAACTACCTCTTGTTGACCACGATTGATTCAATCGGTTTGATTAGGATGTTAACATGAGTAATCCATTTGACTATGTAAACTCAATCCTTCAAAACAAGAAAAACTTAATTGTTGATGAACTCACAGAAAAAGACTATTCACCATTTCTAGTAAACCGTACTCTTTCCTATCACAAAGACTGTATTCTATACGCCAATGAGATGAATCGTAGGCATTTAGCTGATAAAAAGTTACAATATGACTTTTTACTAAATACGATAAGGTCACAGAAAAGACCTTTTGCTAAGTGGGTTAAGGCTGAAAAAAGTGAAGATTTAGAATGTATCAAGCAAATATTCGGACTATCTGACCAAAAAGCTCGTGAAGCCAGGCGCCTCCTTAGTGATGAACAAATCCAAAAATTAAAAGAACAAACCGATACAGGTGGATTAAGGAAATGATATGGTTGATTTGGCCAAATTCATTGAAGTCACTCTCAATGAACAAGATGATTTTTTAAAGGTTCGTGAAACTCTAACACGAATCGGAGTATCTTCACGCAAAGAAAAAGTTTTATACCAGTCTTGTCACATTTTACATAAACAAGGTAAATATTATATTGTTCATTTCAAAGAATTGTTTGCACTAGATGGAAAGCCATCCAACATTTCTGAGAATGATATACAAAGACGAAATGCAATTGCAAATCTATTAGAAGAATGGGGTCTAGTAAAAATTATTAACCCTCAACTGATGGTAGATAATATTGCACCTTTGCATCAAGTAAAGATTATTTCGTTCAAGGAAAAAGATGAATGGGAGCTAATTGCTAAGTACAATATTGGCAAAAAACCCCAAGAATATTGAAGTACTTGACTAAATAAAACCGTGATGCCTTCGGGGTCACATTTCATTAACTCGCTTAATAGGAGAAAAACTATGACACTATCATTTAGTCCATTGCATCATTCTACACTTGGCTTCGACCGATTCTTTGATGACGTTGAAAGACTATTGAATGTAGATGTGCAGAAAACAGTATCTAACTTTCCACCTCACAACATTGTGAAACTGGATGACACACGATACATCGTAGAACTTGCCGTTGCAGGATTTTCTAAAGATGAAATCGACATTTCAATTGAAGATGGTAAACTAACTGTCAAAGGTGAAAAGGAAGATAAAGAGACTAAAGTGCAATATCTACACAAAGGTATCGGCACAAGGTCATTCACAAAAACACTCACCATTGCAGATACAATTGAAGTGAAGGGTGCTGAGTTCAAGGATGGTATTCTAAGTATTGGCTTAGAGAACATTATTCCTGAACATAAGAAACCTCGCAAGATTGAAATTGGTGATAGTTTGAAGAAATTTAAACCAGAACTCTTACAAGAGAAATCTGCATAACTTATGGGGTCGCAATGACCCCATTTTTGCCTCACAACTTTATTATTTTGGTGTATAATTAAATCATGTTAAAAAAAGATAAAAACTTCCGCATTTCTAAACAAACGAAACGAACAATGGCAACTATCATTGACCCTGTTGAACGCCATGCATTTAAAAACATGATGATTCAAGCAGAGATTGCTGGTTCACAAGTTTTCGAAAAGAAAAAGAAACGCAATAATGAAACCGAAACTGCTTGATGCATACATGAAAACTGCGGAGACATTCGCTGAATGTTCTACCGCAAAAAGACTTCATGTTGGTGCTATTGTAGTTAAAGATGACCGCATTATAAGTATTGGTTACAATGGAATGCCTTCTGGTTGGGATAACAATTGTGAATATCAGGTGACTGAATATCGTGATGTTACAAAATCATGGCTTCCTACTAGTGAAATAAAAACTAAACCGGAGGTTCTTCATGCTGAAACTAATGCAATCGCTAAGTTGGCAAAGTCTAATGAATCTGGACTTGGTGCTACTATGTTTATTACTCACGCACCTTGCTTGGACTGTGCCAAACTGGTTTACCAATCTGGTATCAATACTGTTTACTATCGCAATAGTTATCGTGACGAAATTGGCATACAGTTCTTGGAAAAAGCAGGAGTAACAATTGAAAAAGTATAGTGCAGAAGTAGTTGAGATTTGTGAGAATGGTGATGCAATATTACAATTCTCGGATGAAATGATACAAGACCTTGGATGGAAAGTTGATGATGTACTAAGTATAACTATGAAGAATGGTGCAGTACATCTCACAAATATTACAAAACATCCAGAACTATTTAAGGAATAAAATGTTAGTTATGCCAGATGATATGACAGGCAAACCAGTAGGTTTTACCTGTTCAACTTTTGATTTACTTCATGCGGGACATATTCTTATGTTGGCTGAATGTAAACAAGTATGTGACTATTTGATTGTTGGTGTTCAAAGTGACCCAACTATTGATAGACCAGGTGTTAAAAACAAACCAGTACAGTCTATTGTTGAACGATATGTCCAACTCTCTGCGGTTAAATTTGTAGACCAAATCATCGTTTACAATACTGAAAAAGACCTTGAAGATATGTTGATGTTCTTACCTCTTAGTGTTCGCATTATTGGTGAAGAATATAAAGACAAAGATTTCACAGGTAAACAAATCTGTGAAGACCGTGGTATCAAAATTTGGTACAACTCTCGTAATCACCGATTCAGTTCATCTGAATTGAGACAACGCACTTATCAATCCGAAATGGCAAAATCATTACTGCCAGTTTCAAATGGAGGTAATGGATCGTGAGTAAAACTTTTACTGATGTTCAAATGTTTATGTTGGCTTCAGGTCAAACATTAAACATCAACAACGAAGAACAATCACAACTGTATCATCGTTTAATCAATGAAGAATATAATGAATTCATCGTTGCAAGAAATAAAAAAGATGAAGTTGAAACCTTAGATGCTTGTTTCGATATGATGTGGGTGATTATTGGTTACATGTTATCAAAAGGTTATGATGTTGAAGGTGCATGGGATGAAGGTGCTAAAAGTAACCTTGCTAAGATTGATGCACTAACAGGTAAAGTTATCAAGCGTGATGATGGTAAAGTTTTAAAACCAGAAGGATGGAAGAAACCAGACTTCAGTAAATTTGTTAAATAGGAGTTATAATGAGTATTACAATTAAAAACCTTGAGAGTGCATTAGCAGGTGAATCGCAAGCACATATCAAGTATCGTTACTTTGCGAAGATTGCTCGTGAAGAAGGATTTGAAGATATTGCAAAACATTTTGAACACACAGCAGACCAAGAAATCAAACATGCATGGGGTCACCTTGAGTTGTTGATTGGTAAACCAAATACTAAGAAATGCTTAGAACTTGCAATTGAAGGTGAAACATATGAGTTCACACAAATGTATCCAAAGATGCAACAAGAGGCAATCATTGAAGGAAATCAAGAAGCAGAACGTGAAGCTGCACACCAGATTGCTGAATCTGAATACCATGCAGAAGAATTTAAGGCAGTTCTTGCGAAAGCAGAAAAGCGTTTCAATGCTTTGAAGAAAGTAGAAGAACGTCATGCAAATGCTTATAAACAAAAATTGGAGAACCTATAATGGAAACTGAAAATCAATATGTGTGTATAGTTTGTGGACATGTACACCATGAACAAACAGAAGGTAGATGGGAAGATTTGCCTGATGACTTTACTTGTCCAGAATGTGGATGTGGTAAAGAAGACTACCAAGCCATGTAAGGCAAATATCTAACATAGAGCTTGTTATCTAACACCTTCTATGTTATAATGCATTTATTATGTTACCATTTAAGAAAGATACTATGAACATCCGTGAAATTGCCAAGAAACTCGCCATTGAATATCGTTTGCCTAGAGCAGACCGTTATGACCTCTACTTGAGGGATTTTGATGGCATGGTTGAGGTTCTTGGTTGGATGCAAGACCCAACTGCCAATATGAACGACTATCGTGGAAGAGAGATGCTCTTCCCCAAACGATGGATTACAATTGGCGTATTGCCAGGAGATACGAAAGTAAATGTATAGAGTATCTTATTACATCAACAATTCAAATGCTGTTGCTTTTAAGGAGTTTGATGACTTCAGAGAAGCAACAGAATTTTCTATTAAGCAACCAATTAATTCAATTTTAGAAATTAAACATTATGACATTAAAACTAATAACATTCAAGACGAATCAGACATTAATCGGTGAGATTGTAAATGAGACTGATTCACATATCACATTAAAACAACCAGTACAGGTTATTGTACAGCCAACTAAAGAAGGTCCAATGATGGGATTTTCTCCTTTCTTAGAGTTTGCCGAAGAATTCAAAACAGGTATTACATTACCTAAAGAAAACATTCAATGCACGACAACACCAATGGTTGAATTGGCAAATCAATACAATCAAGTCTTTGGTTCTGGCATTCAAATTGCCTCAGTCATTCCAAAAATCTGATATAATATATGAATGAGTAAATACTACACAAATGTTGCCTCTGTTGGCAACAATATTCTTTATCGTGGAGTAAAAGATGGACGGCGTGTTAAGTTAAAAATTGCTTACACGCCGACTTTGTTTTTGCCTTCGAAAAAACAAACCAAGTTCACAACACTTGATGGTGACTTTCTTGAGCCAATGAAGTTTGAATCTATTCGTGAGGCTAGAGATTTCGTCAATCGTTATGAAGGTGTTGAGAATTTTAAAATCTTTGGTAACAACAGTTATGCCTATGCGTTTATCGCTGATGAACAAAAAGGTATGGTTGACTGGAAGATTGAAGACTTATCTATCGCAGTAATAGATATTGAGGTTGGTTCTGAAAACGGATTCCCTGACCCATATCTTGCAACAGAACCTATCACCGCAATTTGTATTAAGTATCTCAATGGTCAAACAGTTGTGTTTGGTTGTGGTGACTATGAGTTGCGTGGTGATGAAACCTATGTCAAGTGTGACGATGAGTTTCAACTTTGTAAGAAGTTCATTCGGTTCTGGGAAGAAAACTGTCCTGATGTAATTTCAGGATGGAACATTAAGTTCTTTGATATTCCTTATCTTGTAAATCGTTTCAATAAGATTCTAGGTGAAGATGATACACGAAAACTTTCACCGTGGAATTTCATTAGTAGTCGCAAGGCTGTCGTAAACAACCGAGAGTTGACTGCATATGAATTCGTTGGTGTATCTACACTAGATTATATTGAACTATACAAATGGTATGCGCCTAGTGGTAAGTCACAAGAGTCTTATAGACTTGATGCTATTGCACAAGTAGAACTTGGTGAAGGTAAAATCTCTTATGATGAGTTTGATAACCTTCATGCATTGTACCGATTGAACCATCAAAAGTTTATTGAGTACAACATCAAAGACGTTGAGTTGATTTTCAAACTTGAAAGTAAGTTGAAGTTGATTGAGTTGGGTCTTACCCTTGCTTATGATACCAAAACAAACTTTGAAGATATCTTTGCACAAACAAGAATGTGGGATGCACTAATCTACAATTACTTGTTGGACAAGAACATCATTGTTCCTCCAAAAGAAGAAAAACATAAGTCATCCGCATTTGAAGGTGCATATGTTAAAGTGCCACAAGTTGGTCTACATAATTGGGTTGCAAGTTTTGACCTGAACTCTTTGTACCCACACTTGATGATGCAATACAATATCTCTCCAGAGACATTGGTTGAAACAACAGACTACACACCAGAGATGCGTAAAGTTATCATGGATGGTATCTCTGTTGATAGAATGTTAGATAAAGAGATAGATACTTCTAAACTATCTGGTGTTACAATCACACCAAATGGTCAATTCTTTCGTACTGACAAACAAGGTTTCTTACCAAAGATGTTGGAAGAAATGTATGTTGATAGAAGTAAGTTTAAGAAGATGATGATTCAGGCGAAGAAAGACTATGAAGTTGAGACTGACC